TACTGCGAGGGGAATATTATCAAGTACATCACTAGGTGGAGAGCTAAGGGAGGTATCGAAGACCTCCGCAAGATAAAACAGTATGTAGATTTTATTATAGAAAACGAGATGAACCCCTCTGAGTGAGGGGCTAGTCTTTTCTTTTTTCTTCTCTTTCTAAGAATTCTTCAGCGCCACCATAGAATATATTGTATATAGTTCTCCCTGCGATTGGGATATTGCGAAGCCATGTCATAGGCAAATCTTCACCTTCAACTTTAGCTTTATTGATTGCCATTATGTCTTTGCTTATTGTGCTATAGATTGAAAGGGGAGGAGATACTATAGAAGCTCCTACTCCTACTATGTCACCTTGTGCAGCTTTGTTTTCAACAATATATCTAGATGTTAGCAACACGTTTAGCAAAGAATCAAACCAATGGTCAGGTACTCTATCTGGATCAAAACCTTTTCCATCCTCCCAGTTCTTAACCTCTTTAATAGTAGCATTTCCTCCTGCTACAATTACTGCATAAGACGCTAATTTTCTTCCCGCTCCTAAATAGTTTCCTTTATTGTATTCTTTTAATACGTCTTTCTTCAACATAGATAAATGACGAAGCGCATATGTTTTTAACATATAAAAAATAGCGGTGTCTGGTTTCATTAATTGAATTTTTGTTTTTTGAGTTGGAGTAAGAGGTTGCATTTTTACAATTTCTGTAAAGTTTACAAGCATAGCATCTGGAGTTACAACACCCGCTTGCAAATCTCTAATATAGTTATCCATTCTAGCACCAAGATAATCGCCATACTCTTCGCGTAATTCCTTTACTCCTTTTTCTGTTTTTGCCATTGCTTTGTGCTTGTTAAAAGCTGATTGAAGTGAAACATTTTTTCCAAATCTATCTATACCTTTAAAGAATGACAAGGCAAATGCTTTGTCTAACATCTTTCCTGTCTTACCAACCCCGTTAAATTCTGTAGCAATAATTTTTGATAATCCCATTTTATCTACATCAATGTCAGCCTTTCCTGTCACAACTTGAGCCATAGCTCTCAAAGATTCTTTAGCACCATACCTATAAGGATTAGTAAAAAGATCGCCAAGCTGTGTTGTTGCTGATCTGAAGTTACCAAGCAAAAGAGTGTTTGTAACATTGCGAAAGCCTTGTAAAGCACTGCTCATGCTTTGCCTTCCAGAAACAAACCTGGCTTCTAGCAATTCTTTTAAAGCCTCGGCATCATCTGAACCAAGGTTTTGTTTTGCAATTAACTGATTTATACTTTTCGGAGTATCGATTCCGTCAAGATTATTAACCTTAGAGTCCATTCTTTTCCATAGCTTGGCATTTTCTATGTTCTCTGCCATCTCTCGAACATAAGTACCCAGAGTTGTTGTTGACTTGTTGTAGTATTGCATCATGTCACGATCAATTTGTTGAAATTTTCTTTGCTTAAATTGTCGCACATTTTTTTTAAATTTTTTTCCTTTTGCTTGATAGCGAGTGCCTTCGAGAAAATCTAAAACGACAGACTGTTTGTCACTAAGAGGCAAATCTGAAACAGAAGAAAACCCCATAGCCTTAGCTTTTATTTCCCACATTTTGTCTAATTCTTTTGGAGGTGTTTTACCATACCTCATTAATAATCCTTCATAATCAGAAACGGAACGAGGGAAAAACAAATCACGCAATGAAACGCTTCCTCCATTAAGCTTGCTCCATTCTTCTCCAATTTCTTTAAGAGTTCTGTCAACTCCATCAAAAATTTCATCAACTGTTTTTGTTTTAGTTCCTGATAAATTTAATTGAACGCTATTTATATTATTTTGTTTTAATATTCTTTTTGGCAGAGTAGGGTCTAATTCATAATTTAATAAAGATTCTTCAAATTGAATTTTTAATTCATCTGTTGGTAAAGATTTTTCTAGTTTTTCAAATCCTTGCAATGAGTCTTGATACCTTGCAGTCCTTTGCAAAACATTTAAATCATATTGATTAACTTCTTTTAACACGGGTCTACTAATACTTCCAATTCTATCATCTATTGGAGAAAGATAATCTGCCAACACTCCTGCGGTTTTTCCCATTTTTGTTTGTCGCTGAAAATCTTTAACGGCTTTGGCAATTTCTGGAGGATTAACCTCTAAAGGAGTAGTCATATCTTCTACAGTTTTCTTAAAAACTTTTGGTGGCATTTTTATTCTTTCTGCTGCTGCAAGCAAAATATTTGCATCTGGTTGTAATTCGCCTTCTGATTGAATTACAAGCATTTCTTCATTAAGGGCAGCAACATTTTCATTTGCTACTTTTATTTGTTTTTCGGTTTTGGGTTTTGCTCTGTTAGATTTAACGCTTTTATAAAGAGGAGCAATTTTTCTTAATGTTGTAGCAATAACACCGCCTAATACACCACCTCCAACCGCTGTAGCTGCGGTCATAGCTGCGTCAATTTCTCCATCTTCAAGCAAGCCTCTTGTTGCTTCATATGAACCACCGTATAAAGCTCCTAAAGCTGTAATAGCTTTAATAGATTGCCCTGCGGGAAGTAATATTGTTGGGTCAGCTATCGCTTTAAATAAAACTCCTGCCCCTCCTGCAACACCAGTTGATTCCCCTTGTTTTACAAGCTCGTGCAATCTTGGAAAATCTTCTTGAAGAAGCAAATCATTAAAATCTCTAAGCTTTTGAGCCTTTTCATCAAAGGTTAAATTTTCATATTCGTTTCCAAATATTTCTTCTTTGCTTGCCCATAAACCATATTGCCCACCAAAGTTAGGCATACCAACAGGAACAACTGTTTGAGCAAGAGATAAAAGATTGCCTGCTAAATTTCCTGATTTTGCAAACTCATAAGCAAACTTTTCCATAGCAGAAAAGTCTTCTATTTCACGTTGAGAAGCTAAAGGAATGTCCATAATAGAACTTGCTTGAGGAGCAACATTGGCAGCAACTAAAGGTTGAACTCCTTGCGAAGCAGCAGCAAACTCAATAATTTGGGCTTGCGTTGCACCTTGAGGATGTTCAATGTCTACTACTCCTTGCGGAGTTTGCACTTGAGTAATCGGCATTTGGTATCCTAGTCCGATACTTTGTATCGATTAAGTTTTTCTTTTACATCTTTTAGTTGAGCCTGGATTGAACTAATGCGTTCTTCTTTGTTTGGAGCAGCATATTTTTTCAAGCCTTTTAAATATCTTAACTCATTTGTAAGTTGCTTTTGTCTTTTTTCTAATTGACGAGAAAAGTTACGTTTAACTATTTTAAGTCTGTTAGGGCTAACAAATCCTTCGCGAACCCTTTCTTCTTCCATTTGTATTTGTTTTGCAAACGCTTCGTCGTAACCTATTGCGGGAGATCCTAATCTTAAATCTGGTGAACTAGGGGCTTCAGTATTTAAACCTACATTAAAAATATTAGGAACTGATTCTGGTTGAGGAGGAATTGGCTGACCTCCTTGAGACTGAATAACTTTAGATTCAACTCCTTGAGGTTGAGTAACAATTCTAAATTCTGGATATTTGCTTAGAGCATCGTTTGTTAATGGATCAGGGTTAGCAACTGTCCCTCGATTTTGTTCTCGTGGATTAAGAGGGGGATTTCCTCCGCTTCCAATAGATTGTTGGGCTAAGTTTATATATTGTTGAGGAATTATTCCACGAGCCAAGGCGTCAGGATTTTCTCTTGCAAGTTGTGTAACAATGGTATTGACTTGAGGCAAAGCAATATTATACCTGTACCTTAAGTTGTGCATAATGTCTGCAACTTCTTCAACAGTAACAGCCGAAGGAACATCCGCAGAAAATACATTATCTTCTCCTTCAACCAAAGAGCTTAAAGTTGGATTGTTATCTATTAAAGGGGTGTACTGATCTTTTATTTCTTGACTAGATAGCTTTGGCACATCTGGAAGTTTGGCAGGCTCTGGCTGATCTTTAGCAGGATTCATAACTACAATATTAGACGGGTTGTTCTTATCAACAGCTACCCTATAGTTTATAGTGTTTCCATTTTGAACATACTGCTGAGTGTCAAAAACCCATTCTGTTTGGGTAGGAGTAATTAATTTTTCAAGCCCTTGTGCAGACATACCTCCGCTTCTAATAAAGTCAGACAGTTCTTTAGTGGCAGGATTTTCGTTGTATGCATCAGCAAGATTTGTTTCCAAAGTTTTTTTAGCTTCACGAACATCTTTTTCAAAGTCTCTACGAGTTTTTTCGTCTTCAATAGTGCCTTTTAATCTTTTGGTAGTAAGATCTAGTTGATCTCGTTGCATTGCTGCTGTTGTCATTCGATCAAGAAAAGAAGCTGTTTCTAATTTAAACGATTTTTCTGCAAGCTCTTGTCGTTGACGCTCACCAGACATACGCAATTCACGCTCTTCATTTGCTTGACTCATTTCTACCGCAGCTTGTCTTAGTGTAGCAGCGCGTAATGGATCAACAGATTGAATGGCTAATGCAGCTTCTCGAAGACCTTCTGGAGTAGACATATCTAATCCAGAGACAGCCTCCTCTAGTCTTTCACCAGTAGTCCTTGGATCAATACCAAGCATAGGTTGTACTGCGCGTTTAAGATTCTCTTGACGCTGAACACCAAGCTGACCTGCAATCTGTGCAAGCGGAGCAAGATTAGCAGCCCGACCTTTAAGTCCAGAGGCAAGCAATTGACCTTGTAGCATACCTTCCTTTAAGAGCTTTTCTTCTCTTTGCTCAGGAGTGCTTATAATATCTGCAAATAATGATTGTATATTAATAGCCATTTCTAAATCCTTAAGTTCTAAACGCGCCTAAAGCTCTTTCTGCGTTTTGTTTTTTTTGCGCTTCTATAGCTTGAAAAAACGCTTCATTCAATTCACCAGTAAGTTGATTTGGCTGAGTTACTTCTTGCTCACCTTTCAACAAATCAAACAAACCTTGGAATTGCTGCTGTCTTAAAGCATTAGCCAATGTATTATATCCTAGCTGTGCTTCTATTGTAGACTCCGCAAGACCAGTGCCTAGTCCTAGACCTGTGGTTCTTAGGGCTGATTCTAATCGAGAAGCTTCTAATCCTGGCATCAACGAAGAGATTAACTGTTGTTGCGGTAGATAAGAAGACTGCAAAGCTTGTAGACCTAGATCACCTGCTAGTCCTGTACGACCTCGCATCTCTTGTAGTCCCGCAAGAGTCTGAGATGATGTTAGTGCTTGCTCATCTCTAGCCTGTTGCATTGCAGCTAGTGCGTTTTGTGCTTGCTGCTCTTGTATAGCTTTCTCTAGTGCGAGTCCTTCTGGCGTTCCGCCAAACATAGATGTCTGTACACCCAGACGACCTTGGCTTGCTAGTCTTTGCTCAAGTCCTAGCCTTGCACGTTCTTGCTCTGGAGCTTGTGCAGCCTGTAGTGCAGTGCGTATCTCTGCTTCTCTTGCCGACCTAGCTGCGGGAGATTGTGTAAGCATACCTATGAGATTGGACTGCTCTGTCTCTCTCTGGGCAGGATCACTCAAGAATCCAAATGCTTGTTCGCCAAACCCTGTTAGCTGCTGTCTGACTCTTTCCTGCTCTGGAGTCATGCCAAGAGTAACATCTCCTGCACCTGATACAGTCGCTCCTCCTGTGGGAGTAGTTACGGTAAAAGGCTTGAATGCAGACTGACGGCCTATCTCGCCCATCAATCCACCCGCAAGAGTAGAAGGCGGTCTATCACCATAGACAGTTCGTAAGTCTTGTTCACCTAATTTCTGAACATCTCGGATGATAGCTTCCTGCGCTGCTGCACCGCCCAACGCACCAATCAAACCTCGATTATCCATAAACATTTTTTGCATATCTTCGATTGATCGCATTAGTAAGTACCACCATCTATAGTTGATAAGCTAACCGTACCAGTAGCTGTTAAGTCAGCTACCGTTACAGTACCAGTAAAAGTAGGCGATGCGCTATTAGATTTGCTGTTTACTGCTACAGCAATGGCATCGTAGTCTGCTCCAATTTCTACGCCCTTAATTACCTTGGCAGGATTACCGCTGACCATCGAGTCTTTAGCAGCGTAGTTCGTCAATTTAGTGTAATTCGACATTTTATACTATCCTTCCCATAAGGGCTTGAATGTTAATCTCTTGTATTGCAATGGGTTTACCATCAATTGTAGTTTCCGCGCCAATCGCTACTACCGTTCCTTGTCCTGACGCATTAATCTTTTGTCTGTTAATTAAAGATATTGAAGATGAATACTCTGCTGTCGTATTAAACTCCGATATGTTGTACTGACCCACGTTTGATTGAGGTAATGTGTACGCTTGTTTCTTATATGCGCCAGAATAATCATACGCCCAGTTTAAGACTACAGTAGACTCTGCGCCATCAAATGTAGTTAAGTTAATCTTCTTTCTTATACTCACCTATCCCGTCCTTTACACCAATATACATCTTGTCATTTACAGTATGAGTAAAGGCTAAAGGACTAATAGAGGACCATGTAGTGGCTCTGTAACTACCATCTTGTAACGGAAACCTTGTATCAAATGCGTACACTACCGCAAGAACTGGGAAGTTAAGTAACACAAACGCCTCTTGTGGCGAATAGTGTAAAGATATATTCCCTGTCTCAGCAGCAAACAAAGACTTAATATCATTGTTTACATTCTTAGAAACATCTCCAATAGGTGCTGACTTCTCCTGAATAGTTCTAGCTAGGCTTCTTACACCAGAGTCATCTAAGAATATTAAGTCTCTACCCGTAGAAACTACGGCATCTCTGTTAACACAGCCTATATTAGATATAGTGTCACTTAACGTCATGGTTGAAGGATCATCAGCACCAGAGTAAATAACAATAGAGTTACGGCCAAAGATCACTAGAAAGCCGTTGTGGGCTGCTAGAGCAACGATAGTGTCATACCCTGTAGGCCATACCTTAGTGATGTCTATCGAGCCTGTAGAGCCTCCTGTCCAGTGTGTGCCGTTTAATAAGTCAGACCAATAGATTGTGGACTTGTCTGCTGTAAAATCTGCTACCCATAAGCGACCAAACGCTGCTAACACTTCATGTCCTTGCGGAGGAGTGCCTGTTGCATGAGCATGAGCAGACATTTTGTCTACTGTGCCTGCGTGATCTGAGTACACTAAAGGCTCATAGCCTCTTTGAAATAAAAAAGCATGGTCGTTAAATGATACGATCTTCCAGTTATTTGTAGTGATTGTGTAACTTCCTGGGCTTGCGTCTACCATAGTGGTAGTGCCAGTAAAGATTTTATTGTTACCTGCCGATAAGAAAGTAATGTCTCCATCTTGAGCAACAAACTCATGCAATGCTTCTACACCTGCTGA